TACGTCCTCGTCAAAAACAAATCTCGTGTAGGCGTGTGGATCTTTATCGCTCTCGTCCGGAAACAGGGCGCTTAAGCTGTAGTAAGCTGGTACGCCTTTGAAACAATATGTCTGTGGCATATCGCCGTAAGCGGCTCTCATCGCTCCGGCGGCATTGTTTTCGATTATCGGGCCTCTTGCCACAACTTCCTCTTTCGTCAGCGTGCATTCTTTTCGACTGCAAAATTCACACATCTAATTCACCTCCAAAAAATAAATGCAGGTACGAATAAAACCTTCCTCATTGGTCATTGACACCACCTTGACCACCTCCACCTCTCCGCTAAACTGTGGATGTATGATCTGGATCTTATGAGAATGCCTGACAAAAGGAGCAGCAACAGTTAAAAGCTCCCAGGCACTCCCGGCCCTTGTTAGGGATAAGATATTGACTCCGTACTCAAAGGTGTATATTGCTTTCTGTTCCGGTTTTTCTCCCCAGTAAAACACACCTCCGGAAAAGAAAAAATGTTGCCTGATTCCCCAGGCGGAGTGTACGGTGTTAATGGCCTCAATGACATTCATCTGCCGGATCGGAACCTGCTTTTTTTCCGGGTAAATATCAGAAGAGAGCTTTATTTCCGTTATGCCTGCCTGGGTAAGAAAGAAGGAAATCATCTCCTGGGGCGTTGTGTCAAGAAAGGTGCTGTTGATCGTTGTTTCCTCAAGAAGCAGCATTTCATCCTTTACACTGATCTCATTGGCATAGGTTCCCATATTGTAGGGTTGGGCAACATACCCGGAAAAAACATCGTCCATGACCTCCCCATACCCGATTTTAATGAAAACATCATCTTTTTTAGCAAGGCTTATTTCCTGCTGGTACTGGCCTGTGAAGCGTATTTTTGCCCAATCAAAATAAGATGTTTTGGAAGAATAAATCTCCATCTCAATTCCCTGGGTGAAACAGTAGAGACCGACATAAGCCGCCATCATGGGGTTATATAGTTCTTGCAGTTCCATGGGTTTTCCTCCTAATATGGCATTTGATTGATACGGTTTAGCGCATTTGTGGCACCTGCATTATCAATGGCGGGAGACTTTCCCCGGTCTTTACTTAAATAGTTCTGATAGGATTCTGTTAAGCCGCTTTGTGGGTTTTTGGAACTCTTAGTACTTTTGGAGCTGCTCTTGGTTGCTGTGATTGTTTGTGGAATGTATTCCCAGAACTCAAGCGTAACAGGAAGCTGATTCTTTTTATTTTCTGCTTTGTGTGTCAGCCCTTTAAACAGTACCGTGCTGATATTGTGAACCGAGGTATCCTCGCTTACAATGGAAATTGGCTGCGGAATGGTCTGACCGGGGGCCCGGAAGACTTCCCGCAGGACCCCGAGCCGCTCATATTTGGTCTGTGTCGGAGTATCATCAAGAATTAGTTCAATGGTGATTTTAGCATCCTCATAGCCCGTCGCCTGCTTGGGCTTTGCAGCACTTCCTTTCACTTCCTGCTCATCAATTCTAGCCGTTTCCTTGATCTCAATACTTTTAAGAAGACCAGGGAGGACTACACCATTTGCCTTGATGACCTCATCCTCTACGTAAATCATAGCTGTCCTCCTCTCTTTTCTTAAATAGCTTCAGGAGCGGCAGTTGAATCAACCATGCCACCGCTTGCGTTTGTATAGTCCTCGATTTCCTTTAAAAGACTTAAAAGAAGAGGAAGCTCCTTGATTTTGGAGAAGTCAATATTTAAAAGTAGTTTTTGAATAACAACACCTTCTGACGAGCTGCCCATGCTGCCGATGCTTTCCTCATCCTTCCTGGAACTGTCAGCGTTAGAAAAAGACAGTCTTCTCTCAACAGGACGTTCAAGTGTTGCCTTTTGATCCGGTTCTCCGGAAAGCGAAAGCGCAGTTTGTGTCTGGGAAAGGCTCTTCTCTATTGCCTGTGACGGTGCGTCCTGAGCGAGCGTGAGACCATGAGCATAGGTTGTCATGGTTCGCTGCCCGGATAAGGTAAGCGTTGAAAGGGGGCCTTCCTTTGCATCAGAGAAGGGAAGCATATTCCGGATCTTTTGAAGTCCTCCCTTAACAGCATCTACCGCCGAAGAAAACCCGTTTGTAATGCCTTGCGCGAATGTAGTGACAACCTTCTGGCCGGAGTTAAAAAACCATGTGGCCGCATCTGTGACGTTGGTCTTGATGTTCTCAATTCCCTGCCCGAACTTTGTGCCAACCTCTGCGATCTTGGCCCCGATGCCATCCCGGATTGCGGTGATGCCACCGAAGAACTTCTCCTTGATTGCTGCGAGTTTACCGCCTGTCAGGTTATCAATGAAGGTATAACCCGCACTGTAATAGCCCTTGATGCCCTCCATCGTTGCCGATGCGACACCCTTAATCCCGCCGCCGTTAATTTCATAAGCCGCTTTCATATTGCCAAGCTTTTCGGCTGCGGTTGCTGTCGCTGCGTCCATGACATTCCCGACAATGTTTCCGATCGGGGTGAGTATGTCAGTAAACTTGTTCTTGATTTCCGTGAGCTTACCGCCTGTCAGATTGTCAAGGAAGGTGAAGCCGGCTGTATAAATACTCTTGACACCCTCAATTGCTGCGGCTGCTACACCTTTAATCCCGCCGCCATGCGCTTCATAAGCAGCCTTTATACTGTTTAATTTCTCGGAGATGGTTGCTTTTGCCGCTCCCAGGACGTTTCCAAAGAAGGAAGCTATCCCGCCGAACACGTTCTTGATCGCCGTGCCCGCTGCGGAAACTCCCGCCTTAATTGCGCCCCAGATTGCCATGACTCCATCACGGAACCATTCGCATTTATTCCAGAGCAGCACAATCACCGCAACAAGAGCCACGATCGCAATTACAATCCAGGTGATCGGGTTTGCAAGCAGAGCCGCCGTAAAGCTCCATACCCCGGAAATAAGACCAGGAAGGGCAGTCGCTGCCGTGGTGATTGCCTGTTTTGCCATATTTGCAAGACCGAGAGCAAAGTTCTTGAGGGCGGTTGCTCCGCTGATTGCTGCTGTCTTTGCCATATTTGCGACACTAAGTGCGACGCTTTTCACGCCGGATATGGCTCCGGCTCCGGCCGACCGTATGACGGAAAAACCTTTTTTAATACCATCCCCGGCATACATACCCATGATCTGAATGGTTTCCAGTGCCGACGGGATACCCTTGATAACTCCTATAAAACCTTTAGCAAGCCCTGCCGTCTTGGTAAAGACGAGTCCCACGCCACCGACGATGGTGATGGTGGTGCCCGCCACGGTAAGGAAACCGCCGAGTGCAAGGACAACCTGCATGATTACTTTTACAAGCTCCTGGTTTTGTTCAATCCAGGAAGCAACCTTTGTCAACACCTGTTCACCTTTGCCCATAAGTTCATTAACAGTCGGCAGCAAGGTATTTCCTATGGTTTCCGCTACGTTTTGTATTCGCTGCTGCAGCCGTTCAAACCGTTCCGGTTCTGTCTCCTGCATCGCCGAGGCCATGTTCTCGGCAACGCTTGTACCTTTACCCATAACGTCATACATTCCGACTATATTATCCTGGAGGTCGCCGACCTTGTTGTACATAAGGTCAATAAGAGCAACGGCTTCCGTATCTCCGAACGCTTGCTGCAGCTTCATTTTTTCGGCTGCGTCCATGGTATCGCCGAATTTGCCTCGAAGTATCTCAAGGATTTCCGGCATACTAAGCAGCTGATTGTTTGCATCTGTAAAGGATAGACCGAGGGCTTTGCCACCCTTTGTCGCAGAGCGGAGGAAAGCTTTGTATTTTGTACCCGCCTCCGCACCACCCATTGTGGCTTGTAGCATACCCAGGACAGAGAGCTGTTCCTCCAGTGGTATATTTGCGGTCGTAGCTGATGCACCCAGGGTCTGAATACTTTGTGCCATGCCGGAACCCGATGTCTTAAATGCCCGGACACTTTCAGAAATGCCCGCCGAGAACATGGAGCCGAACTCCATATCCGATAAATCACTGTAATAGTCCTTATAAATTCCGTACCCTGTAGCAAAAAGCGACGTCATTTCCGAAGCGGTGGCTTTTGTTGCTTTTGCCGTCAGGGCAGCAAGGGTTGTAAATTCTGCTATGCCTTCATCGGACAACGAGGCAATACCGCTCTTAATGTCATAGGCTGCGGTTATAAAATCAGCCTTACTTGTTCCTGACCACTGATCAGAGAAATTCCTGGCTGCGGTTTCGACCGCTTCCAGATCCTTCACTCCCAAAGAGGCCAGTTCTCCGATTGCCCGCCGTGTCTCAAAGGTAGCCTGTACTGGTGCGAGGGCTGCCTGTGTGATCTGGGAACCAACCTCCTGCATGACCATTCCTGTTTTGGTCATGGTCCCAAACGTCTGACTCATTTGATCCAGATTGGAAACAGTATTTCCCACACTGGATGAGACGCCTGCCATGGGTCCCGTTAAATTGTCAATCATATTCATAATCAGAGACAACTTGAATACAGACTCTAAACTCATAGATATTTTTCACCTCCTGTCAGTATGGGAGGCAGCACTGCCCGAATTGAGATAAGGATATCCTGGTTATTCCGAAAATGCGGATAGAATAGCACGGGTAAGAAGGTTCTCTTCCAGCTTTTCTATATACCGTGCTTTTGCAATGTATCCGATAAATTCCTCGAAGTCCATTGTCTCAACGTCAAATCCCTCTAAACAAGCCGGAGGAAGAAAGCGGTATATTTCCAAAAGCCCGGCCTCCACCACGTTCTCCTTAATCTCCGCGAGCCGCTCGCCTAGAGCTGCTTCAAATTTGTCTGCTTGGATAATCCCAGAAGACCTAAAAGCTTTTCTCCGATGGATATAGCCAGAGCAGGGAATTCCTCAAGATCAGCCTCTAACGCCGCCCTGCTTTCCTCCGCAACATTATCAAAAAGAAGAACTTTCAACGATTTGGTTGCCCCCTGGGATGCTGTTTTTACATAACGGTCATAACTGCCTGTAGTTGGACGTTTAAAGAAATACTCCACGGTTTTCTCAGTTTCGTCGTCAACCTCAATCGTTGCCCCGATCTGGTAAACCCTGCCGCCATATTTTGCTTTCAGTTCTGAAAGGTTGGGTATAACCGAAGTCTTTGCACTTGCCTGAAGGGCTTCATCTTTTACTTCCTCTTTTGTTACCTTTGTTATATCATTCATGATCTGATCCTCCTTATTTTTATCGTTTATTTTGAGATAACGCTTATACCGGTTCGACACCATCCTGGATTACACCGCCCACAATCATCAAGTCAAAATCGACGGTGAGTTTCTTATCTCCTTGGGAAGCTTTGTTGCTGCGTTTGGTGATTTTAACCTTTCTAAGCTCATCGATATGGGTGCGCTCGCCTTCATTGGCATAGCTGACCACGATGGAGGGGATATCAAGTTTGAAAAAGGGAACTCCTTTTCGTTTGCACCATGCCAGGAAATCATCGTAATCATCCCGGAGCATGGATATCTTACCGGATGACTTGTAGTTCCCGGTACCGTAGCCTCTGGGGCGGTTGCCTTTTCCATAGGCTTCTTCCATCTCAAACTCGTCATCATAACTGACTTCCTGAACATTTAATACAAGGCCTGGGATCTTTACGTCCACATCTCCCCAATCATAAGATTTTCCATTTACTTTTAAAGACATGTTTTTTATGCCTCCTTTCTTATTCTCCTGGTTTTGCCCGGCCAAGATCTACCTCAATTTCCCGTATGTAACCTCTGGATAGATATCGGATCTTGATGCGCATGGTCTCATCCTCTAAAATGGTATCTTCCTGTCCTTCTAAAACAATGATCTCGGCAGAGCTGATTTCCTTGTTATCAATCATTCGCTGAAGCGGTGGGAACATAAATTTCGCCCGCGTTTCCAGCTCACCCTGGACATCTTCAAGGTCAATATCATCACTTAAAATCAGGAGGGCTTCCTTACGTGTTTCCCGGATGATCTTATTCAAGACCCGGACATCCTCCGCATAGCGGTAATCACTTCCATCAGGCCCCATCATTTTTGCATGATACACAAAAAAGTCATCCAGTCCGTCGTATTCGCGAAAGGTTAAAAAGCCCGCAAGATCAAGCATTTCGATGATGACGCTGTCCATCCCTGCCGGGGCCAGTTCAATAAGCGGAATTCCAAAGCCTGCCTCAGCACGGGTCTTTCCGATGGAGATCTGTACGGAAGCAGTCGCATACAATCCGGTGACAACGCCAGCCAGATTCACAAGCTGTGTTCCTCCGTCAAGCCTTACCAGGCTTCCCCAGGCAGCTACCACCTGGATATTGTAGTTTTTTACTTTCTTCCGGTCCGTCTCCATTTGCAAAGCCCAATTCGTTAAATCTCCCTGGGCATCGGCCTCTGGAACGGGAGATTCCAGGACAAAGAACAACGGCTTTTTGTGGATATTCATAAGTTCCAGCTGTGCCTCACTGACTGCCTGCCAAAGGGAAGGAGTACTTTCCCCTACGATATGAACCCCTTCATGCTCCGTGGAAAAGTTTTTAAGCTTATCAATTGCTGCAAGGACTTCTCCGTTCGTCATGGCCGGGGCCGTCGTCTCAAAGGAATAGCTGTCACCAATTAAGAAGGAAGATGGCTTCTGTTCTTCTACGGAGGCCTCTATGAAGTTCAATGTCATACCAGTTCCAGCAAGATCATAAATGCCTGTCATGGGAACTGTATTTTCATCGGAATAGGTATTTCCTCCATCGATTGACACAATAAAAGAGGCTTCATTTAAACTTCCCTGAGCAGTAATTTTCACTAACACCGAAAAACGGTTGGTAGGGTTCCCTGATACAGTAAGGCTGCCGCTTCCGGCAGCATCCTTTTTTACTTCCCCGATCGTTCCGGGCGTTACCGTATTGACCGGGATGCAGTATATACGGTTTGCCCCAAACTGCACGGAATCCATTGCTGCGTATGCCAGGGGAGAAAGGCCAAGCCGCTGTTTGATTGTTGCTGCGCTCATTCCACCGGTTATGACGATCGGCTTATCAGAAACGACCGGGGATGCACCAATCTTTACATGAAGCCCGTCACCTGTGGAGGTGGCCGCTCCTAAAAGGCCGTCTGATACGGTATGGGTAACATCTCTTAACATTTATCTTGCCTCCTTTTTCTTGACTGGTGATCCGCTCATGGGAGCTGATTCAAATTGACGGACAGATGAAAGGAACGCTTCCTCGCTGATTCGTCTGCCAGGAGCCCATCCCATTGCCGCACAAACGCCTGCAAAGACGGCCCTCCTGATTCTGTGTTTTTTACGGAGCTCGTCAATTTCAAAAAGCTCCGGGGTTTTTATTATTTCCCGATCTGCCAGGTCAGGCAAAGCATCGGTAGTCTGGTTTTTAATCGCCATCTTTTGGCTCCTTTCCTTTTCGCTCTATGGGTCCAATTTCGACCCTGGTGATCGTTCCGGTTCCTGTATCTTTATAAATGCCACCTTCAAAACGGATCTTTACTTCAACGGCCACCTTTGCCTTTAATGTAGAATCATCGTCGTAAGCCCATTCCGCGTCATCAACCTCTATCGGTACAAAATCCCCGGAAACCCAAATCCCCCGTTCAAGGCCGGAGATCAGCTTTTCCAGCATGATTTCAACGGCATCGGCAGTATAATCTCCGATAATGACCGAGAAGGTGAGGGTTCGGTCGAAAACCTTTCGTCGTTTATTCTTAGCTCCTGCTTGGTCTTTAAAATAGGTTTTTGAGCCGTTTCTTAAAAAGGTTTCCGATCCGAAAAGCACTGCACCCACATGACTTTCCGGGCTGCGTTCTATGGATTTTTTTGTGGTATGAGGCTTTGTTTTCAGCCCAGCCTCCTTGAGCTTAAGAACAAGATACTCCTGTGCCTGTGAATACATCCGCTATTCCTCCTGTTTCGCAAGAAAGTCCTCTATCGCTGCCTTGATTTCTGCCATGTCATCATCATCAAGACCAAGGTAAGGCCTGGCGGGAATTTTGATCTTCACTTTCTTTTTGACGAACCAGTCACCGTCAATCTGAAAGCGGAGGGCTTTTGCTCTCTTGGCCCGTATGATACGCCCCTTCTCACCAAACTGATGGGTTGCTGCGTGTTTGACATTGGTACCTACCGCAAACCCGGAAGCATCCGATTTTGTCCGGATAGAGTTGCGCAGCTGGGCCGTCTGTACCAGTGTTTTCCCTCCTTTGTCCTTTGCCCTGGTGGATTGCTGCCAGGCTTTTCCGTCCGGCCCCCTGCTTCGTTTGAATCGTTCCAGTGTAGAGTTTCGGACCACTTCCCCCAGATTTTTATTAATTGCCTTTTTATCAAGCTCCGAAAAGCTCCTGATTTTCTTTAGCAGGCGTCGGGTATCCCCTTCCAGCCGGATGCTATACATGGTCACATCCC